CCGTAGTGGTAAAAGTTTCTGAACGAATTATGTTGTCGGGCAAGTGGGGGATCACCCCAAAGCAGTTTTACGTCATGCTGAGGACGTGGTCGCGCAGGGGGCTCACACGTAGTCAACCGCCTTCAGGCGGTCAAAAACGGGGTGCACCACGAGCGCGGGAAGAGAGGAAACGGTGGAGACCAGACGCTCGGCAGCGACGATCTCGTTCGCAGAGAGTCCGTATCGCTCAGAGATGAACTCGAGCACGGCGGAGCGCGGGGCACGCGCATGTCTCATTTTGAACCGTGCGTCCTCCGACACAACAGGGTCGGAGAGCGCAGCAGAGGCACGCCCAGAAACTCCACCAGCCCGATTCAACTGGAGAGACATTGAGCGAAAGACTCCCAAAAGAGGGTAGTCGGGGGGGACGTCGACGCTGGACATGATTGCCTGGAACATGACAGAAGCGGCCACGTGGGCATCGGGAAGACCGGTCAGCGTCACCGGATCACGCATGAGCTTGCCTAGCTTGAGGCATGCGGAAGGGAGCACATTCCATGTGCCATCCCAGAAGAACCCTTTGAGGAATGTCATGCCGTTGGTCTTTTGGTGGTAGGCCACCTTGGCAACGAGGCCCAACTCATCGCACGACTTGGCAAACGGGACGGTGATGCCGCCGATGATCCACTTGACGTGTGACTGAATATTGTGCAGGGAGCCGAGGTCAGACGTGGTGCCCACTCCAGTGCGCATGCAGCGGCGTATGGCAGCGCGCAAACGCAGGTGGGGAGCGGCAGGCCCGGGGCCGGAAGAGACATTGGCAACCACGGCTGCACAATTGATGTCGTCGTGGAGCTTCCACCAGGTTGGGAGGTCCCAGACAGGGCCCAGAATCTCCTCGTCACCATCCCAAAAGGGGCCCGACTGGCTTTGGTCGAACGAGCCGTAGTCGGTCTCCTGGCCCACGAAACCCAGCACTGCAGCGTAACGCCCAGCGGACACCACGGTATCGTCACACGAGACAAGGATGAACATATCGTCGCCTTGGAGGAGCTTGGCGTAGCGCTCCATATTCTCGGGGGTAGCGTGGGCAATCGCGATGCGGACCAAAACACCAGCAATGTCGAAGACCGTCTCACCATCGAAGATCGTCTTGAGCGTCTTGGCCAGCATCCGCGAGACAGGCAAGATATGCGTCTGCATGCTTGTGTGGACATTTTTGATCGACCTAGGTTTGAGCTCAACTTGGCCCATTGGGTTAAGGCGTGCGGCCTTGAC